CGCCGCCACATCGCCGGGCATGACGAATTTGCCGACCTGGTAGAGGATTGCCTGGACGGGCTGGGCAAGGGTTTTGCGGTTGTCGAAATCACGTGGCGCACCACCGCGAAAGGCTGGTACCCTGACGCGTTCGAATGGGTGCACCAGCGGTTCCTGCGGTTTGATCGCGCGACCGCACGGGAGATCCGGCTGATCGACGACACGGCGCCCGCCGAAGGCATTCCGCTGGCGCCCTACAAGTTCATCACCCACAAGCCCCGCCTGAAATCCGGTCACCCGTCGCGGGGCGGACTGGCGCGGCTCGCCGCGTTCAGCTGGATGTGCAAGGCCTACACGATGAAGGACTGGATGGCCTTCGCCGAGATCTATGGCATGCCGCTGCGGCTGGGCCGGTACGGCCCCGGCGCATCTGCCGAGGACGTTGAAAAGCTGTTCACGGCCGTGGCCAACATTGGCAGCGATGCGGCGGCGGTGTTGCCCGAAAGCATGCGGATCGATTTCGAGCAGGTGAGCGGGACACAATCCGAGGCGGTTTTCGAGAACCTTGCGCGGTTCACGGACGAACAGGTCAGCAAGGCCGTGCTGGGCCAGACCATGACCAGCGACAACGGGTCAAGCCAGGCGCAGGCCACTGTGCATAACGAAGTGCGCCACGACATCGCCGCCGCTGACGCGCGGGCGGTGAGCGGATCGATCAACCGCGATCTGGTGCGCCCTTTCGTGGATCTGAATTTCGGCCCGCAGGAAGATTACCCGCGCCTGTCGATCGATCTGGAGCAGCCGGAGGATATCGGCACGCTGATGACGCACACCAACGCCGCCGTGAAGGCCGGGCTGCGCGTCAAATCGGCGGAGCTGCGGCGGCGGTTGCGCCTGACCGATCCCGATGACGACGATGAGGTCATCGGCGGGACCGCACCCGCACCGCAGACGCGGCGGGAGCTCAACAGCGCAGGTCCCGCCGACGATCTGGACGAGATCGAGGCGGAGATGCTGGACGGCTGGGAGCCGGTGATGGATGAAACGCTGGCGCCGATCATCGCCGCGATCGACCGGGCCGAGACGCTGGAAGACGTGCTGCCGCTGCTGGACGATCTCGGGCCGATGGAGGCCGGGAAGCTGATCGAGGCACTGGTTCAAGGGGCCTTCAAGGCCCGTTCACTGGGGGATGTAAAAGATGACTGATCGCGCTTCCGGCATGGTCGCCACACGGGCACCCGCATCATGATCGCCGATCTGGCCCGCCGTGCCCGCGTGTGCGAGGCGCACGAGCGCATCGGCGAAGAGCTGTTCGATCTGTGCGAGGACGAAGACCTGTCGCCATCCGAAATGATCGCGCTGCTGGCCTATCTGACCGGGGCCATGGTCGGGGCGCTGGCGCCCGGCGAGATCAGCCAGGCGGGCGCGATGGATCTGATCTGGCAGAACGTCGCCGCCGGGGCCGCGCAGGAAATCCAGCCGCTGGCGCTGAATGCGGGGCGGTCGAACTGATGGTTGCCTACAGCTTTCAGAAACGGTTCTGCGATGACGTGGCGGGGTTCGTCAAACACCAGACCATCCGCGCCAACCGCAAGCGCCATGCCCGCGTGGGCGAGCCGGTGCAGCTGTATTATGGCATGCGCAGCAAGCATTGCTGCAAGCTGATCGACCCCGACCCGGTCTGCACCGCCGTGATCCCGATCCGGATCGGTGTGCCCGAAGGCACCGGCGTGGCGCTGGTGTCGCTGGACGGCGCGCTGTTCGATTATGTCAGCGACGCCTTTGCGCGCGCCGATGGGTTCGACGATGTGCACGACTTTACCCGCTTCTGGTTTGACACCCACGGCCCCGTCAACTTCAGCGGTGTGCTGATCCGGTGGCACCGTGCGTGACCGCCCCGGCTACAGCTTCGCGCCCGGCCCGCCGCCCGAGGCATCGGCGTTCCTGCGCAACAAGGGGCTGACGCCCAGCTTTGCGTGGCAGGATGTGGAACCCGAAGAGCACGCGGTGTCGTTCACTGTGGCCAAGGCGATGCAGGCTGATGTGCTGCAGGACATCCGCACCGAGGTGCAGCGCGCCCTGGACGAGGGCCGCACGCTGGCGCAGTTCCAGCGCGACCTGAAACCGAAGCTGGCCGCGCACGGCTGGTGGGGCCGCACGGAAATGACTGACCCGCTGACCGGCGATGTGATCGAAGTGCAGTTGGGCAGCCCGCGCCGCTTGCGCACGATCTATCGCAGCAACATGCGGTCGGCGCGGGCGGCCGGGCAATGGGAGCGGATCCAGCGCACGAAGGACGCGCTGCCTTATCTGCTTTACCAGCTGGGGCCTTCCGAACGGCACCGGCCCACGCATCAGGCCAAGAACGGTCTGGTGCTGCTCGCCGACGATCCGTTCTGGGCCCAGTGGTATCCGCCCAACGGCTGGAACTGCAAATGCTGGGTGCGCCAGCTGACCCGCACCGAGGGCGAACGCCTGGGCGTCGGGCAGGCCCCCAGCGTGCCGACCCGCGAACGGCGCAACCGGCGCACCGGCGAGGTCCGTCAGGTTCCCGACGGGCTGGACCCCGCATGGATGGGCAACCCGGGCGCATTGAGGGTCGACCGGATGCACGACATGCTGGCGGGGAAGCTGGCCGCGGCCGACCCTGCCGTGCGCGCCCAGGTCGAGCGCGATATCGCCAGCAGCTGGTACGCCAGCCGCCTGATCGAGGCGGGTGCGATCACCGCAGATACCCCGATCCTGGACCAGATCGGGGCGATATCCGAATTTTTCCGGCGCAGGTGACCTGTCGGAGCCTCCCCGTGGCCGCAGGACCGCCGTTAAATACCCTTTAAACGGGTCAGCACCGCCATCTTGCGTTTTCAAGTGGAACGCGTAGGGTCAGACCGGCAAGGGGCCTCTACGGGCCGCTGAGCGGCTCTTTCCAAAACCCCGGATCGGCCAGGGCGTGCCCCCGAAAACGTTCGGGGCGCACAGGGATGCGCGCGCCTGCGATGGTCGTCGCATGAACACCGACATCCTGACTGACAGTTATTCCATTATCGAGCTGAATTTCAGCGCGCCGGGTTCCGTGCCCGAGGCGATCGAGATCCTGCCACGCGGCCCGGTCATCACCGGGCGCGATGGCCGGTCGTTCCGCGTGACTGACCCCGATGCGCTGGTCGCTGCGTTCAACGCCGCCGGTCAGCCGATGGTGATCGATATCGATCATGCCAGCGAAAGCGACACGCCCGGCACCATCGCCCCGGCCATGGGCTGGGTTGAGACGCTCGAAGTGCGCGACGGGGCGGTATGGGGTCAGGTCAAATGGACGGAGCAGGGCCGCGCGCTGATGCAGGCGCAGGCCTACCGGTACGTGAGCCCGTCGATCTGGACGCACAAGAAAACCCGCGAGGTGTCGGGGCTGTCCAGCGTCGCGCTGGTGCACAAACCCAATTTGACGCTGAAGGCGCTCAATTCCCAGCAGGAGAACGACACGATGGACAACGCGATACTTCAGGCGCTTGGCCTTGAAGAAAATGCCACGCTCGCCCAAGCGGTGGCGGCGATCAACGAAATGAACGCGGCGCATGAGACGGCGCTGAACGCGGCCAGACAACCCGACCCGGAGGTGTTCGTGCCGCGCGCCGATTACGATCTGGTCACGAACCAGCTCAACGCTGCAAATGCCGCCGCCGATGCCGCGCTGGAACAGGAAATCCACGCGGTTGTCGACGCCGCCATCGCGGCGGGCAAGGCCGCGCCTGCATCCCGCGAGCTTCATCTGGCGACCTGCCGGGCGAACGGCGTTGAGAAATTCACCGCGCTGATGGGCACCGCCCCCGACCGTTTCCACGTCAACGTCGAAACGAACACGCAAAAGACCGACAAGGCCGCGCCCGACGCGACCGTGCTGGAAATCTGCAAGCTGTTCGGAACGGATCCCGAAACCCACATGGCGTTCGCCGCCAAAGACAAGGACGCCTGATCCATGGCCCTGATTACCAATGCACTGCTCCAGGCCCTTCGCACCGAACTGCGCCGGGAGTATTCCACCGCCTACGACGCGATGCGTGCGGCGGCGTTCTATCGCGATGTCGCGATGGTCGTGCCGTCCAGCACCGCGATCAACACCTACGACTGGCTGGGCGATTTCCCTGCCCTGCGGGAATGGGTCGGTGACCGCACCTTGAAATCCATGAAAGAGCACGCCTACCAGATCGCGAACAAGACGTTCGAGAGCACGGTCGATGTGAAGCGCACGCATATCGAGGACGACATCATCGGCACGTCCGCGATCCGCACGCGCCGCATGGCCCAGGCTGCAGCCGAGCACCCGGACATCATGATTTCTGACCTGCTGAAGGGTGGGCAGGCGGCCCTGGGCTATGACGGTCAGAACTTCTTTGACACCGATCACCCGGTTACCCCCAACGCCGACGGCACCGGCACGGCCACGACCTGGTCGAACTATGACAACAACGGCGGAACGACTTCGACCCCCGCCTGGTATCTCATGGCCACATCGAGCGAGATCAAGCCGCTGATCTTCCAGGAGCGGACCGCCCCCGAGTTCGAGGCGCAGGAAAACCCCGCCACATCGGATCACGTCTTCATAAAAGACGCTTATTTGTACGGTGTGCGGTATCGCTGTGCGGCGGGCTACGGATTTCCGCAGATGGCATTCAAGAGCCATGCAACACTCGACGGCGACAGTCTGGATGCCGCGATCGCAGGCATGATGGGGCTCAAGGGCGACGGCGGTCGCCCACTGGGGCTCATGCCCACGGTTCTTGCCGTTCCGCCCGCCCTGCGCGCCGCTGCGAACAAGACCGTCAAGGTCATGCTGGGCGCGGACGGTTCCTCGAACGCCAACTATGAGGCGGTCGAGGTCAAAGTAATCCCGTGGCTGGCATGATGCGGCGGGTTGCCCTTTCCGCCAAGGCGCGGGCGGCGGGTCTTGCCCGCCGGTTCCGCGCCGGGGTCGAGCATCTGGCGGATGGCGCGGCTTTTGCACAAACGGCATTCAACGCCACCGAATGGGCCTCGATCGAGGCTGATCCGATGCTGGTGGTAACGGACGCGCCGGACGGCGCCCCGTTCCCCGACACCGAGCTTGCCCTGCGCCAGCGCATGGTGGACGCGATCACCCGCCTGACCCCCGACGAGTTCCTGAAATCCGGCGCACCCGATCTGGGCGCCCTGCGCACCGCGCTTCCCGACGACGCGCGCGCCATCACCGGCAAGCTGCGCGACACGGTCTGGGACGAGATGACGGCACTGGCGGATGCGACCGGGGCCCAACCGGACGGCGGCGCGACACCCGTCCCCGACGAGATGGCCCAGCCCCCCGGGGACTGAGGTCTGCCGGGTGGCTTGAGCCCTCACGCCACCCGGCCCGGATACCGCGCAGAAGGGGCAAGGGAGCGCGCCTTGAACGGGCCGAAATGTCGCCGCCGCCGCGGTGCCGCAATG